ATTATAATTAAATGGTCCTTTTACAATCCCTGTACCAAGTAGAGCAGATTCTAAAAGAGCATTTCTTAATTCTGAGTTACCGTTTGATTCTTCAATCTGGTCATGGATAAGTTTTTCCATTCTTCTTGCAGCTCTTTGTGCAGGAGATAACTCAAGTTTTTGTGGGTCAGCACTAACACCGTCTTTTAGTATACCAAGGTCTTGTGCTTGGTTTTCAATACTATCTTCAAAAATACCATTATAAAAAGTAGCACCGGGTTTTAAAGTTTTACCATCTCCTTTATAACCAAAGTCATAAGGATTTCTGTTAGCTCCTTCTCTATTACCAATATCATCTGGTAACTCTTCAGGCATTGAAGTTTCAATACTAGGAGTAGGATTTGAAATATCTAAATGTGCGTAGTCTGTTTCACCTTCAGGTATTTTAGTTTCAGCAATTCCTATTGGAAATTTACCGGTACCAAAGATAACATCAACAAGTTGACCAAAAGCAGCAAGTACTTTTGTTTTAGTTATTTTAACAAATATTCTAGATTTTTCAGAGTCTCTAAACTTTAAACCTTTAGAATATAAACCTCTATAGTTTTCGTAAGCTTGTAACCATCTTCTTTCATCAGTTTCTCTAGCATCTTCTGCTTGAGCATACCGACCTTTAATAATACCAATAAGATTTCTACGTTGGTCATCAGGTAATGTTAAGTTTTTACCTGACTCACCTTCTACTTCTTCGTAGATGTAATCAGCATTTAAAAATGTATTATCTTGTTCTGCCATCTATTAATATCCAAATGTAGAATCTACTGGTTTGTACATCTCACGTTTTAAACCTCTAATCCTTTCTAATGGGCTTTCCATTCTTGGTCTACTCATTATCATATAACGCAATGCATCATATGCGTGGTCTGAAGCATGTGTATCTACATCTTCAGGATTAGTTTTAGATAACGGTATAGACTGTAGTTCTCTTATTAAGTTCGGACATGTATTAAATATCTGTAACTTAGGTCTACCGTTTTCTCTAACCTTTAAATACTCGTGTATTTGTATTTTACCTTGTATTCTGTTTTTATCGGCTCGTCTTAATTTATGACCAGCTCTTACTAAACTTTCTCCTACAGTTGGACCAGTTGTACCTGTATTTGCCCAAGCTGCAGTATCTAAGACCCCACTTACCGAAAAAGGGTCTTCTGTTTCCATATCTGTTATTATACTAGCTAATTCCTCACCTGTCAAGCCTTTTTTGTATAATTCTCTATAAATTATCAAAGTATTGTCATTCATGTCCATTATTCCCCATAAACAACAACTTTCTGAAGCATAACCATAGTCAATACCTTTTACTCTTTCCCAGTGTACAGGAAGGGCAAAAGGAGTAATAACATGTACTTTAGGGTCAAATTCTGTAAATGCTGCACCTTCTGCAACATCCCAATTACCTTCTAAAAGCTGTTGTCTTTGAGTAGGTGGTAAAGATTTAAGCATTTGTTCATATACGCCATCTTCAGACAAATAAGGGTTATCTGCTAGTTTAGCAGGAATAAACTTTCTTGTAAGACCATCATTACCTATAAAACTTTTATTAGACTCATGCGGTTCTATGTATCTATTTTTAACCCAATGTGACCCAACACCACCGGGGTTAGCAGTACAACGTAAGTAAGTTTTTATTTCTGGGTCAGTTGTACGTAACCTTGAAGCAAGGTAGTTCCAACTAAACTCGGTAGGTAAATGCGTTATTTCATCAAAACCTATCCAACTATAAGCTTGTCCTTGATACCTGTATACGTCTGCATCTCTTTCAAGGAATCCAAATTCTACTTTGGCTCCACTAGGAAAGTTCCAAAGCTTTTCAACCTCACGAAACTTAGCACCGGGAAATGCTTGGGGATATAGTTCACGAGACTTATCAATCATCTCTCTAAGCTCTGGCATAGAACGTCTTAGTATTAAGGCTCTGTGGTCTTTTTTATGTGCATATCGTAGTGGGTCAACCAACATTGCATAGGATTTACCACCACCAGCAGCACCACCATAAAGTACATCTTTTTCATCAGCAGCAAGAAAGTCTGTCTGTGGACCTTCGTTTGGATGAAAAATAACTTTAGAATCTTTAAGTACTTCTTGTACGCTAGGTGTAACTTGTTCTAATTCTTCAGTAGTAACTATATTATCTGTAGTTTTTTCTGTAGCCTTTTTAATTACTTTTTCTTCTGTTTTAATCTTTGATTCTTTGTAGGCTAGTTTCTTTTTAGCTTTAGCTAGTTCTTTTTTATCTCTAGCTAGTTTTTGTTTTCGTTTGGTCTCTTTAGAGTATTGATATTTAGTATTAGGGGGTATGTAAGTATTTTTTATTATTTTAGATAGACCTACATGGGTTAGTTTTCTACCTGTTTCTTCTGTTATAAGCTCTGCAGCTTTTCGTAAAGAATATTCTTCATTTACAACAGAATCTATGTATTTTTTTAGGATTTTAAGTTCTGATTCTATAGGTTCGAGATAACCTTGAATGTGACTAAGTTTGTAACCAAAAGGAATAGTTACACTTTTTTTCTTAATATATCCTTCTGGAATAGAGGACATTATCTTTTTTTACCTTTGTGTAAGCCATGACGTGCATGTTGCTTACCTTTACGGGTTGCCTCTCTTTTCTTTTTGTTAGCTGCTGCAAGTTTTTTTCTACCTGATGCAGTTGATTTTAATTTTTTAATAGTTTTAGAAGGTGCGTAGACTTCTCCAGTTTCACTAGATTTTTTACCACTAGAGGTTCTCCATTTTTGTTTAGTCCAACGTCTAAGACTTTTTTGGCTTTCTTTCAATGCCATTACTTATAGCCTCCACCTTTGGCTTTATATTCTTTTGCTAAAAGCTGGGCTTTCCGAGCTGACCATTGACCGGCTTTACCACCCTTGGTACCTGCCTTAATCTTCTCGAAAAGCCTCTTACGCATAGTCGGCTTCGTATAGTTACCGGCTTTATTGACTGTTGACTTTTTTTTAGTCGTTGTCTTTTTTCTTGGCATTTTTATTCTCCTTCTTCTTACCGAAGATTTTATCCCAGTTTTCACTAAACTCATCACGAGTTATGTTGCCGGGTTTGCCTTGGTTTCTTCTCATAGAGAGTCTACCATGTTGTTTGTGTAAGGCTTTGAATTTTATTCCTCCGAGATGTGGCATATTACTTTATAAATGTTTTAACAATTTTTTGTAGTCTAGAACACTTCATGAGTTTATGAAACTTTTTAAAGTATTTGTTTACCATTTTACTTTATCTGCCCAATAAGCTGCTGACATTTTACCTCTTTTAATGTTCTTAGCATGTCTAGCTTTAAAAGAACGTCTTTTAGCTTTCATTCTTGCTGATTCACCTGCTTTAGGTTTACCTGCAGTCTTAGCACCTTTTTCACCAAAACGTATAGTTTTTATCTTATCACCTTCTTTAGCAACAACAATATGTGACTTCTTAGGGTGATTAGGAGTTCTTTTAGGTTTGTTATAACCTGATACTCCTGCTCTTTTTAATCTACTATCTTTTTCTTTTGGCATTAATGTACCGTCCTTTCTTTTATTTTTACTTCGTGTTCTAGCTCTTGTATTTCTCCAAGCACTAGTAATCCGTATTGTATTGCTATTCTATTTGCTTCGGCTACTGTTTCTGCTTTGATATAGGGACCTATTGCAGCTCCATCTTCATTAACATGTTCAGTTATCCAAAGTTTCATAGTCTCCATCCTCTGCTGAGATGTCAATAGTTTGTTTTTCTGGTAATATAAATATACCACCTTGAACATTATGATTAACATCCAGTCTTTCTTTTTTACCTAAACCAACTCTATCAAGTATTGTTTGAGCTGCTTGAAGCTTTACATTAGCTTGTGGTAATGCTTTATCGCTTTCAAGAACCTCAACAAGTTTAAAGGCTGCTAAAGGGGCTTCCCTTGCAAGTACGTCACTGGCTAAATCTACTATTTCCTGTTTAAGTGATTGTATTACTTGGTAGTGATTGCCTGAATACCCTGCAAGTTCCGCTGAAAGTTTTAAATTTCCTTTAGTTTCAATAATGTTATTAAGGAAATTTTGTTGTTTTTCTGTCAGCTTTCTTTTTTGTGTTGTTGGTAAAGACATAACCATATTATATAGTATTATATAGGGTTTGTCAAGCTTTATAAAATATTTTACGAAAGACTTGACAAAAGTGATTCTGAACTATATAATAACATTAGGTGTGCCGGGGTTGAATACATATCCTAGTGGTCATTCTAGACCTATTGAACCCGACCTAACCTGTCAGACCCGACCAAGCCTTTTGAAGTTTCCAATTAAAAATTACCAAAAATGTATAAGAATGTGCATATATATAGGGGAGGGGGTGGGTGGCTCTGGCGTACCCCATAAATCTTCACAAACTCTAAAGAGTTTCACAAGATTAACACCCAAACTCTAAAGAGTTTCCCAAGATTTGACAGATAGGCTTTGTCAAACTCTAAAGAGTTTCCCAAGTTTCCAAGATTTTCTAAGAAAATAAGTCTGTAAATTATAACTCTACAAACTCTAAAGAGTTTACCAAGCTATAACGCATTCTAAAGCCTTTACAGAGCTTTTTAACCTATGGTTAATACCAACCTTCAGCTCATGGAAACAAGTCCTTGTGAAAGCTCTAAAGAGCTTCGTAAACTTGTCAGATTTCATAGGGGCTTGGGCGTTGAAGTCTTTAAAAGACTTTAGAGAGTCTAAAAAAAACCCCTCGAATGAGGGGCTTTTGAGCTAGGTAGCTTCGGAAGGAATTAAGCTATGCTTACAAGTTTCTTGTAGCTTCTCATGGCTTTCAAATCAGCACTAGGCAAAGCCTTCATGCTTAAGATTTTAGCGACTTGACCTTGAGTCAAAGGCTTAGCCTTGTCGTTGAGTCTTGACACAAAGTGTCCATGAATTGTTCCCCATTTGATGTCCTTCGGACAATTCGTAGCTTTCGAGAATTGCTGTGCAATTTTACGTACCATGCCATAGGAAGCTTTAGCTTCAGGAGTTTTAACTTCAAACGTAGTTTGTTGTGTTGTATTTGTCATAATTTTTGTCCTTGCCCTTTAGGGCAGTTATTTCAATCGGTCATTCGATTGCCATTACATAGTAATACGATTTGCAAAACATTGTCAACACATTTTTTATACGTGATTTCTCCTACGCATAATGCCTGTAGAAACAGGCGTAAAATCAGCAACCTCTCAAAATCACTCCAAAAATCACCACGAAACCTATCTAACCTTGCAAAGTCGTTTAAGACTTTGATTTCTCATACGCATATATATACGCACACACGATTACACGTTTCAGAGCTTTTGGTCGGCAGACAGGAGAATGAAACTTTACGCATAAACACACATAAAGTTTTATTTATACATGACCTGTAATCTTTATTTTTATGTGTGCCTTCCTTCTTGACAAGCTCGACAGCAGTCTCTAAGCTAGTTGGGGCAATCAGCAATGTCGCTGACTGCTTCATCACAGGAAATATATTATGGAAAATTTAATGGAAATCTGCTCTGAAACAAGAATGCAAAGACTTCTCAGTCCCCAAATGTCTGACCACTATTACACACACTTTCATGGGAAGTATGGCTACCGACCTTACGAAATAAAAGTAGGCAGAAAGTGGGTGTTTATGAAAAATCCAACTCACAAAGTGAGAATGCCATTGACTAAATTTAAAGTTCATGCGTTTCTGCAATGGAGACGAGATGCCATGACTGATGCTTCATGTAAACAATATAACATCACAGGTAAATATTCCAGACCTAGAGCATGGTGGAAAGACTATGGTTTTACTAGCAATCCTAAACATTTCGATTATGAGCCAAGCAGACTAGCATGGTAAATATTTATTTATACATCACATGTAAAGTATTTTATGTTTATGCTTTACATGTGTGCTTTCACTTGACAAGCCCTACAGCTTTTGCTAATGTTGTTGGGCAATCAACCAACGAGGAACGAGAATGACAAATCCAACGATAAAACAATTAAACTTTAACACAGACGAAATAGAAACAGAGCAGTTGCTTGATATGTTTCAAGATGATGAACAGGCTAAGAAAGAGCATGTAAATATTTTAGACTTTTGTTTAGATTTAGAAGCTAACGAAGTCATTGATGATGAACAATTTAATTTTATGGAGATATAATTATGAAAAAGAAATGTGAAAATCCTAATGGATTACAAAATATGGCAACAATTGTCGACTCTAAAACACGTAAAGCTGTAAAGTTTAATAGCTTGGATAAGGCAAAAGAACACCTTAAATCAAAGGGTTATAGGTTTAGACAAGCCTTTAATTTCAAAGAGGATAGGTCTATGATTTATCAGGGTAGATTTGGTTGGGTTAAACTGTCCGCATCTAAAGATTACTTAAATAAAACATCTATGGAACAGGGAACTGTTTGGAACATAGTCAAAATATAAACATGTAAACTATTTACATACACACTTTCACTTGACAAGCCCTGCTGTTTCTAGTAAGCTGTAGGGCAATCAACAACTAATAGCCTATCAAGGCAAGGAGATATAAATGGATATAAACATACATAATGTAGTGAAAATAGAAGTAAAGCCTAGAACTGACTTGAAAGGCTTTTCAACAAGAGATTTAGTAATACATTCAAGAGAGTATAACTTTGATGTAAATGATTATGTTGAACGTAGATTTACTGTAAATTGTTTTGTTAAAGACAAAGCAACTGCTAAATTAGTTTATAGTAAAGAATAATTTTATGAATGCTGGGGCAATCATTCAAAA